AGTTCCACGGTGGTGCCTGTTGTCCCGCCACGTAGTTCTAGCGAATCGATGAAGCCGTCCTCAGTGATCAGCAGAAGTCGGTCACCTTCCTGGGATGCGTAGGGGGCATCCAGTGTTATCGTTCCAACGTTGTACGAACCTGTTACGTCACCAACGATTGAGTTGTTGTAGTAGACAAGCTCGGAGTCCAGCTCCCCATTGAAGGCTAGTGCGAATGAAGCACCGACGATTGTCGTTCCTGATATCTGACCGTAGGAACCCGCTCCGGAGTCAGCCGACTGACCATTCTGGAATGCTGACTGGTCGGCTGTTTGTGCGGTCTCTCGAAGAACCCGATTGATCCAGAGTCGAATCAAACCAACAGCAGGTTGGATGTCTACAATGAAGTTGTAGTGAGTCGATGGGAGAAACTCGGAAGCAGGAATTCTCATCCTCGCATGGTCTTCTGGTGTTATTGGATCAGCGCCACCCTTTCCAGCATGGAATACCAAATCCCCGGTTCCGTCGAATCCGAAGAAGACAGATTCCTCAGTGGAGAGCCCACCATTCCCGAATTCGAAGATGCACCCTTCCGGTGTGGTGCCTGCCGCAGGCGTTGTTACGGAGCACTCAAGTATTGCATTTGCATCACGCTCGAACTCTCCGCTGTCTGGTCCGGTGTATGTGGTCACTGTTGTAACCGTCTCACCTTCCACAATGCCGTCCGTCTCTGTCTCACCAGAAAGGAAAGTCGTGACCAGTCCATTTCTCCAATAGCTCAGTCCGGACTCAATCGTGACACCAGAATCTTCGAGGTCGTCGGTGAAGTTTCCTGATTCACCAGCTACCGTCCCGGACGCCGAAACTGTTCCGTAGCCACCGTCATCACTGTCGGCGAACTCGTTCCCCAGGAAGTCTGTTCCGTCACCTGTCGCCTTCTCGGCGACGAACTGATTGTTGATCCACAACCTTATTCGGCCTGCTCTGGATGCGTTGTTAACCTTGACGTCCCACACCAGATCAATCTCGCGATCCTTGGGGATGCTGGCATACGGAACAACGATTCTTGCGGAGTCGTTTATGTCCGGAGAAGAACCACCGTCACCGGCTCGATAAATCAGATCCCCGCTGCCATCAAATCCGACATACATCCCGGAAGCCACAGACCGACCTGCTTCCATCAAGCAGCCAACAGGCACAACATTACTGGGCACCTTTATTCGAGAATGAAATACGGCGTGGTTGTTTCGGTCGATCGCATTCGTGCTGGGCGTCCAAGTCGCGTCACAGGAAAAGGTTGTATCCTTAGCGAAAATCTCATCCGCTGATGTATCGGGACGGACGTCGTTGTAGTTGAAGGTCACCACTCGCCCACCCAGGCGGGCTGCTTGCATCGCGCGGTCTGCAATCTGGATCACCTCACCCGGTCGGGCGTCGGCGAAGTCGAAACCTGCTGTGAACGTGACGGTCTGCGTCTCGTGTTTCTGTGAGTCGAGCACCCAGCGTCCGAGTCGATTCGCCAATCCCTGGCTCGTACACATGAAGGCTTGGATCTTGGCTGTCCTCAAGCCGTAGACGTTGATCTGCTCGGCGTCCTCGACAACCTCAATTGCTTGATTGTAGTTATCAACGGGATCGTTCCACGTGACCGCAGCTTGAGACTTGCGAGCTTTGAGACCTGTTCCGGAGTAGGTGAAGGCACCGTCGATCACGTTGGACTCTGTGACGAGCCGCGTGGGGTCGGTAGGTGAGTCCTGTGAGACGGCAACGCCGCCAGCCGACCAGTAAGTCAATCCACGAAACATCGACGCAAACGCGTTCACAACAGCGTAGGCTTCCTTCTGGGTGGCAATCACGCCATTGGCTTCGAATCGTGGTTCTTCACCACCAAAACCATCAGGTACTAGCTCATCACAGTATTGCCCGATTGTGTAGAGCGCGAACTTGTCGACCTGACTTGCTGTTAGCCGCTCACCCAGTCCGTAGCGTTTATTGACAAGCAGATCATAGAACACCCAGGCTGGGTTGTTGCAGTACGCAGTCGTAAACGTGCCGTCCCAGATTCCTGTGTAGACTCGCGTGTCCGGGTTGTAGTTCGAGGGGTGCTGAATCTTGATCCCCTTGACGTCGAACGAGCGTCTCGGAATCCCACCAGAGAACAGCTCTGCATTCAGTGTGGTCGCGAAGTACGCGCTATCGGGGTAGATCAGATTTACTTCTTGTATCTCCGTGTAGGATGCCCAGAACGTTTGGTTCTGCAGTGTCGCAGCACCGCTGTCGGCAGTGACTCGACTCATGCGTACGTTGATTGGGTAGGCATACGAGGACAGCTCAACTCGGTGTTTCTGCTCGTAGGGGCCGGACGTCTTTCCATCGATCGTTTCGTCAATCACCGTCGAGTACCCACCACCGTTCGGCTGAACTTCGATCAAGTAGTTGACTGCGGTGCCGGTCAGGTCGCCATTCGACTGCTGTTGGTAAAGGGTAGGGATGCGAACCTTGATCCGGATTGCATCGACGTCGGTATCTGAGATGTTGTTGATGACTGGACTGACTGCGGTCACTTCCTCGTTGACCGTGATCTCAGATTCAACAGAAGAGAACCCGGTAATCGGAGTCTGCGTTGGAGTGCCGAACCGCTCTACTACCACTACGCCCTCGTAGTTCAATGAACCGTCCGAATTCATGACCGCGACATCGTCAAAGAAAATGGACTTCAATGGATTGGCCTGATCAACCAATCCCTCAATCTCACCTTCGGACACGAGGTCTAGAATCCGTGCCGTGGATCTTGACTGTAGGTCATTGGGTAACTCAACAGGAGTGTGGCTTTTTCCGCCACCCTTACCACCTGTGGAACCCTGTAGGATTATTTCTTTGATCATGGTGGTGCCTCTAATTTCTCTACGTCTAATCCTCCGTGGATCACAACGGAACCAGTTCTAACTCGACCGTAAACCAGAGGCACTGGGCCTCCTTGCTCGTTGACGTTGACGGCTCCATTAAAGAGGAAGCTCGCTCTCTCGTCTGGGTCACCTTTCTCTTCTTCGTCATCATTCAAAGCTGAAGCTAGCAACACAGTAATCCCAAGCAACGCTATGCCCAGAAGGAATGATCCGCCGCCGAACAGTCCACCGGCTGCAGTAGCTCCGAACAGTCCACCGGCTGCTCCACCGCCGAAGAGACCACCACCCAGTCCGAGCGGCGCGAAGACAGTGCTGACCAGAGGCAAGCCTAGGAACAGGCCGAACAGACCCTTGAAGCTTCCACCGAGCAGGGGTTCCATGTGGATCTCGCTGCCGGAGAAATTCATGAAGAGTTGGTCTTCGAATATTGGTCCTGTCTCGATCGAGAATTTGTACGTGTTGCCTGTGATCGTCGATCGGAAATCCGGGAAGTTGGCCTGCATCAACCGCATGGCTTCAGACGGAGTCTGCACGTCCATAGGGAATCGTTCCCCGTACTTATCCGCCAACGGTCCGTAGAGTATTAGAGTTTTCATTTAGGTGATGGGAGCGTTCCGTCCCACTCCTCTGATTGCTTGTGGCGAACGAAAAGTTTTACGTACCGAAGCCAGGGGTTGAGTGGTTCGCGTCTCGATAGCTGACTCTCCACCTGGTGGAGCACCAAACCATTGGGGCAGATCAATCCGCTGTGGTTGTTTCTTCGACTGCGAATCATACCAAGAACAACGTCACCTGGTCTTGCCTGACTTTGGTCCACCACTTGGAAGTTGGCTATCTCAATCCGTTCCAGCGACATCAAGTCGTACTCTGGTTCTGGATTCTTGAACCAGTCATCATCGCGGGGAAGATTCGGGATGTCCTGAATTCCCCATTGAAGTCTGTGGAAATCTCGTATCAGGCAGAAGCAGTCAGCTGATCCGGAACGGTACTGCCGACCGAGCAGCGGGAGTATCGGTACTTGGTCACCAAACCATTCCATTGGAGCGGCTCGGCCGTTGGCCTGCATGGGCATGATACCCCAAGGCAAGCCTGTAGTTTGCTGCGTCTGCATGTCGCTGTAGGACGGAGCAGCTGAGACCAGAAAGCAACCTCGTTCGTCCCGCTCCTGCTGAGTGTGCGTGTGGATGATCGCCTTGGCATCCCTTGGGTAATCAGCCACCAAGAAGTGATGTTCCGGTTCCTGGTGAATGTTTTCCAATCGCACGTAACGATCAGATTGATCGACGAACCCGACAGCTTCCTTCGGGAATTCATCGACCCCGTGCTGAGCTATCTCGTCAGCTAGTTGTGTGCTGTGAAAATCCACGGTGCCCTACCTAATTCGGGCCACTCCAGGGAAGCCCCAGAATGGCAGGTTCTGTCCAGGGAAGTGAAGTTTGCAGTCCGACAGTTTCTTTCCGCAAACGTCTTTCGCTGGATCGGTGGTCGTGTCCCCGTTCGCTTCGAAGTAGGGGGTTTCCGTCCCGCCTTCCATCAAGTCACTTCCGGCATAAGGACACGTTGCGTCAGTGTAGTCGAAACTTGACCCATTCCACTGCCTATATCTGTGTGTGCAGACATCCCGCAGAACTTGGCGGAACGGAAGCTGAATTCCCTCAGCATCGATAGCTGCTGAAAGTTCGAACTCCACACTGATCTTCGTCTGCGATACTTTGCGCTCGATGACAAAGATGTGAGGCAGAAAATGGATGTTAGGATCTGGTGTCGCGCCATCATCCAGGAAATCAGAGAAGGTCACCCAACGAGTGACCGTAGCTCCGAGGGGATCGCCCAGGGAGTTGATGATCGCGGCAGGCAGCAGACCAATGTTGTCGATGCGTAGCGTGGGCGTCGGCAGTGGTCCTTTGGAGTTCTCTTCGAAGCCCGTGGCTGTGATTGGTATGGCAGTGTAGGTCTCGCCCTTCCAAGTGACAGAGCCGCCGGATACTCGGAACGAAGAGCAGAAACGATAGTAAGTGGCACCGTCTAGATTGGTGGCATCAAAATCAAACAACTCGACCCGCTTTCCAGGTAAAAGCTTCTGAGCTTCCTGGTTGATGTATGGCATCTATGGAGTGCTCCCGTACCACCGCTCAAAGCTGGCGGAGAAAGTTCCGGAGTCTGGACCAGACCACTGGAAGTCAAAAGCCTTGCAACGGTAGAGTTCTTCGGTCTCACCCTGTGGTGTGAACAAGAAGGGTGTTCCATCAGGTCCGTGATCTCGAAGGAACGCTTTCATGGTATTGACGTCATCAATATCTTCTTCGTCCCAGTTTAGCTGTAGGACGTTCTTCTCTGGGTTGAGACCGTCCCCCGCTGCCGACATGTAACCGTCGCCATACTCTGACTCCAACAGCCGAAACTGCACGGACTGTGAAGACCCCACGTGTGGCGGTATGGTCGTTGGAAATGTTTGAGCTGCCATTACTACCTACCTCTGACGTGCAAGCATACCACCGGGTCGAGACTCTCGTCGCGAGTATTCAAGTAGTCGTTTTTCAATCTGCATGTCGACAGCCTTGACGATCTTGCGGCCTCGTGCTGCGTCGTCCTCTTGGTTCCCACCACCGCCACCACTGACATTGACTGTCGTATTGATTGTGTTGACGATCGTTCCGCCGCCAGAAGCATTTCTTCCAGTAGCCGATTGTCCGTTGTTCATTCGATAGAGGTCTGGCAGGTTGCGCCGCGTGTCCTGGGCGTTCATGACAAACTCACCTGGACTCAGTGCAGCTAACTGGTTGTCAGATCGCGTACCACCGTATCCGCTAACAACGCCAGTACCGGTAGCGAAACCTGGAATAGAACAAGAACCGTTAGCACAGCCTCCACCACCCGAACTGAAGTTGAAGCCACTGGAGCTGCCAGAGGACAGAGAGCCCACCGAAGCGAATCCACCATTGGAGAACCCTGCCAGACCGCCACCAGAGAATCCAAATATTCCGCCGAAGAAACCCATCAACGGTCGGATGATCAACATGCGAATAAGCAGACGGGCGAGGTCAGCCAGCATTGCGTTGATCAGCTTCTTGAAGTCGAACTTGCCTGTAGTCACGAACGACACCAGTGCATCTTCTAATGAAGAGAACACGTTCGTGAATGTGCTTTGGAGATCTTGTGCGAACGATCCCAGCTGGTTGCCGAACTGCTGTGTGTTTCGGCCCATGTTGCCAAAAGTTTTTGCTTGTTCGATGTCTGTGTTGCGAAGCTCTTCTTGGAGAGCCCGGAACGCGTCTATCGATGGTTGGACATCTACTAGGGGACCGGGCTCCGTCACAACAGTTTCCGGCAATAGAGGAATAGCCCCCGCAGCTTCTGGAAGAGGTGGTGCTCCAGGCCGACCTATACCCAAGGAGCCTGCGTTAAGTGCGGCAGCTTCTAGTCGACTCAGTATCCCCTCATAGGCCTTTGCTATGGCTGCGGCTGTCAACTCTGACTGTGCTTTGATTATTGCATCAGCCCGTAGTGCGGTAGCCTCGACTAAAGCCAGTGCGCTCGTCTTTGCCTCGCCCGTTAGTTTCTCTGCTTTGCCCGTCAGCACTTCCAGTCTTTTCTTTAACGTGGCTGTGGTCTTGTCTAGCTCAGCACCAAATATAGCTTCTTGCCCGCTGTCGTTTTCAATCCTTTCAAGTAATGGCCCCAGTTCCGTTATCAATTCTTTTGTTTTCTGTAGCTTCTGTTCCGGCGTAAACTTCTTTGTGGCGTCGGATAAGAGGTTTGCCACGCGAGCTGCTTCCTTTGCGATTTTGTTCTGCTTTTCTCCAGCACCATCCAGAATCTCCGTGACATTTCCAAGAATTGATTCCAGCTCGCCGCTTAGCTGCTTCATGTTCCTCAAGTCTTGTTCCTCTTTGAATCGAGCGTTTTGTCCTGCTCGATCAGCCGATCCTGTGGGGTTCGACTTCGTCGTCAGACCTTCTACGATGTCCGCTCGTGCTGCTGCCTTCAGAAATGTAATCCGCTCGTCGATGAACTTCTCTAAGGCCTTGCCTTCCGGTGTTATTTGGGGACCAAGAATACCGCCCAACGAGCCCAGCGTGGGGTTTTCAGCCAGTCCTAGTTTGTTGGGTTTGAAGAATGGTTTTCTCTTTTCTTCGAACCGCTTTCTAAGTTGCCGGCTCGTTATGTCAGGGTCCAAGAACCCTCGTTTTGTGTTAGTCAAATTTGCGGTTCGATTTTCGGCGCTATCAGCCGGAAGCTTCATTAGGCCTTTGACCGCATCGCTCCTAACTGCATCTATGAATGCCTGACTCCTAAGCCCCTTAGAGAATCCGTCTTTACCAAGCATCGAATCAACTAGATCAGCAATGAAGCCTTCACCGACCACAGACTCTAAGGCTATGCCGTTAATCAACTGCTCAATTGGTCCCCCGTCTTTAGGGTCGAGTGAGAACAGAATACCAAGCTTGTTGATAAGGGTAATTACAGCATCAAGCAAGAAATCAATACCGTACTTCATGTCGATGAAGACATCCTTGAGTCCACGGGCTCCGTCTGTGGAATCCCTAATCTCGTCGTCGATGAACTTAAATATGGTGAAGGCGGCAGCAAGGGGAGCAAGCCTCACAGAAATCTTCAGTAGGGTCTTGGTGAAAGCAAGGGATGAGACAGCAATCGCACTGAATGCGGCTTCCAAGTTAGGCCCAACGTTGTTGGCGAAGTCGTCCAGGACACTAATGAAAGCAGCGCTAACACCGGATGCCGCATCTAGCTCGCCCACGTATTCCACAACGTTGTTTCGGATCTTCGTGAAGACGTCACCTACCGTCACGTCCAGCGTACCGAACAGCTTATCAATATCCTCGGCACCCCCCTGCAACGCAGCAACCAAAATTTCGGTAGTGATCTTGCCTTCTTCAGCCAGCTCACGAAGACGAGACTTGGTCACGCCTAGTTTATCAGACAGTAGCTCGGCCAGGATCGGTGCGTTCTCCAACGTCGACCTGAATTCGTCGCCGTCGAGCTTTCCTTTGTTGAAAGCTTGGCTTAACTGTCTGACCGCTTGGGTGGCCTCCACTGAGGAGGCTCCACCTAATCTCAACGCTTTCTGGGCGGTCCCTGTTAGCTTCAACACCTCGCCGTTGGAGAGACCGAGGTCTTTGGTGGCTTTCTTCAAACGACCAAACAGGATCGTGGTAGCCTTGGCTCCTGTCCTACTGTCATTGGCGATGCCCAAGACCTGCTTGCGAACTGCGTTGATGTTTCTAGCTCCGACGTTGAATCCCCGAAGGGTGTTCTTCATTGACTTGAATTCGTCGGTCGCAGTGACTAGACCTTTGGTTATCCTTGCAGCACCCAAAATTATCAACAAGTTCCGAACGTCTCTGGTGACAGTGGCTGTCGTGCGTAGCGTTTGGGTGAGTTTCCTAGCCTTTGCGTTGGTGCTATCCGCAGCCGTACCGATAGATGCAACGTCACCTCTAACTTTCCGGGCACCACCTCTATCGGTGACAATGATTTCTATTCTGCTAACGGCCACTGTTGATCGCCCTCGCTAAAATACCAGGCGCTGCAGTAGCAGCTGTGGTGAATCCGTTCTGAACTGATAGTTGAACAAATCCTGCTGGAGCTTTTCTGGAACTGCCTGCGTTCAACAATCCAATATAAGGTAAGTTGTTGGTGATGTGAATAGATTCTTTGAGTCGTCTCGATGCGATCACCGAAGCTCCCTGGGCTATTGCCCCCGCGAGGGCACCCGGACCCAAAGTCGGGATCACTACGGAACTAGGTGAGCCCAGAGAAACGATCCAGTTTGAACGAGCCCTGCCTGTATCTACAGGAGTGGCTATGACAACTGTTTGATCAACGGCAACGGCTACCGCCTTGACGACGTTATTCACACCGATCTCGATCCGAGCCCCCAACTGGGCAAACCGTCTGGTGTAGGTAGCCATTACTTAAGACCTCTGTTTTTGTTGTATCCTTTCCTTCTCCGTCTTCTTGATCGCCCACCGGAGCCAGGCCTTGTCCATCTCCCTCACTATGTATCTGATGTCTTCCGCGTCCTCGCTATCCAGATCTATTTCATGATCCTTCAGATAGGATCGGATTGAGCTAGATGGTATTGGTCCAGCTCCCATCCCGTAAGGTCGATCGTATTGCAGTTCCTCCCAAATTTCGAAGAAGTAGTTGAGACCTGTTTTTATGACGGGTGCGTTTTCGATTACGTCGGGAAACGGCTGACCTGCTTGCAGACATGCCTTCATAATCTTTTGTTCGTGCGGTCCTTGCTGTAACGCATAAAGCAGAACCGCAACTAGTTTTCCGAATCTTCCTCTCGCGAGGCCGCTCGAAAGTTGGACGCCTTCGTTGACTCCGCTCGAACCGCATCAAACAGTTCTTCTGCTTCTATCAACTGTCGAACCATGAGTTCTTTGGTCGCCGGTACGATCTCGGTTTCGTCCTCGGGACTCTCGATTCCGGGTTCCCAAGTCCCACCTTCCAAGTGATCAATGTCAGGCTTCCATGTTTGCCATTCAAGGATCAGGTAATCTACATAGAGCGAAGCTAAAATCTTCACGATGATATCGTTGTCCACCGTGTCGTTTTCGATGTTGTGACGATGTGGTCGTGTCGATTTCTGGAAAGCTTTCTGGAACTTCTTGTTGGATTGTCCGGCTCGTTTGCAAAGTATTTTGCAAACCCCGGCAAAATGAATCCAGATGCCTTCCTGCTCTGCCTTCTTGTCTGTCTTAAAATCTCGTAGGCCCACGATTGCTTCCTTTGTGTTGAGTACCTTTGGTCCCGACACCGATGTCGGGACCAACTAATTTACTGAGCGGCTGTCGGCAAGTAACGAAACTTGACGATAGACATTGTGTGACGCATCGTTGAAACAACGTCTACGGCGTCGGCACCCTCTTGAGTCAATGGGAGTTTCACAGGCTCATTCAGTTCGACCTGCGCGAGTCCACCACTTAGCGTAATCAGGGGAATATCGAACACGTACCCTGCGTTGTTTTTAGCAAGAACAACGTCGAGTGTGATATCGTTGTTGGCTTGTACTGCAGCGATCGCTGAGACTTTTGTGAAGTACGCAGTCAGTTCTCCGCCCACCTCGAACGTGCCTGCCGTCTGCTCGAAGTTTCCGATCGTGCCGATTGCTTGATTCCGACCAACGTTATTGTTGACCGTCAAACTCATGTCCATCACGAACGCGAAGAGAGCTGTAGGGAACGAGTCTGTGGAAGAGACCGTAGACATCCGGATTCTTGTTACGTCACTTGATGTGTTGAAAGCAGCACCCGAGACCAGTGTTGGCCGAGTGCCTGTCTTCAGTGACGTAGGTCCGTCGACTGTGCTGTGCGTGTTGGCCGTAAAATTCATTTCTGTAATGATTTTTTCGGCGCTTGGTATCGTCAACGTCATTTCATTCAGAATGGCACCCTCGACATACTCAGCCTGTATTTGAGCAGGTAGCGAATCATCAGGAGCACCCAACTGTCGTTCTAGTTGGAACGTAGTTCTAACGATCTCAGAACCAACTTCGTTCTTCAGCAACTGCCCAAAAAAGAGCTGGATCTCCAGTGAGGTCCCCGTCTCGTTGACCATGGTTGCCGATGACTTGTCCAACTCGATGTACGTCGCAGTTACGGATCGTACCCGAGCAAACCCATTGTTAGCTGCCGTAACAAACTTGTTCGTCGCGTTGTCGCCGCCAACGAAAATGAATTCACCTGGAAGCAAACCAAAGTCGGTGAAGTCTTTTGTTCCCGAGGCTCGAAGCAGACGTGGAAGTGGACCTGTTGAAACATCAACATCCAGTTCGGCAGAACCCAGAAGATGACCGACGACGGTTAGCTTCGCACCGAGAGGTACGGTAGCTTCCGTTGTCAGTGCCTCGTCCACGACGATTGTTGTTCCCGTCGAGCTAGCGACATTGAACAGTCCGTTGTTTCCAGAGTTCGTGAAACCAGCACCCCACAGCAGATCACCAGCTAGGAACGCAGCACCACCAGAGGCAACGGTGAATGTGCTCGTCAGGACGTCAGAAATCTCTGTGTCCGCAGTCAAGTTCTCGATGTCGGCCTTCTTACGGTACGCTGCATAGAACAAACCAGGCAGCAGCTTTTCGTGCGAATCCTGAGTGAAATCTGCCTCGAAGCTTGCCTGTGCTTCGATGTCCGTGACGACACCTTTCTTCTTCTGGCGGCTGTCGTTGATCGTGTTTCTTGCGATGGTCGTAACACTGCCACCGAAGTCACCGTAACTGTTCGGCTCAGCGGCATCCCAGATTGTGGAGCCCGGCAAAACACCGATCGTTGATTCGTTCGCTACCCGAAGACCAACCACGTTTGAGTCGATTTTATTAACTTCTGTCATAATTTGATCTCGTCGTACTTAAAGGGCACAGAAACATTAGTTTGAAACCACGCGCCAGCAACGCCAACTTCTTCGTAGCTCTCAGCTTCAAAGACAACTCCGTTAGCTGTCCTCACGCCAAGACAGGCGTTCTTTATTATCTCGTCCATGCTATCGTTAACACTCAACCCTTCGCCTGCAGGTGCGAAGTTCTGAACTATCACGATACCCGTATGCTCCACCTGCTGAGCGTTCGAAACGCCACCCGTTTCACCCGGCAGAGTTCTCTTCTGGCCCTGGTTGTGTCGTACTGTTACCCGTCCGTAAATCAGAGGGTCGTCTTTTGTTCCTGTCGCTGTCTCGTCTGGATCACCATCGACATTTTGGTAGAGCAGTGCCTTCGTTTCTGTGACTGCTCCAACAGCTGTCCATGCTGCCTTTATCGTATCCAGGATGTCGTCACGAGCTTGTCCTTTGCTGGGCATCAATCAACCTCCAGCGAAAACAATATCGATTCCGGTCCTGGCTTAAATTCTTTGACTTTCGTTATTTGGTAAACTTTACCGCCGTCGACCAGCTTCTTAAATGTCTTTAGGTCGTTGACTCCCGCGTCCAAGGCAGAAACCAAAAACGCTTTGGTCGACT